CCAATAACATCAACAAGGCTATTTACAATAGGTAAACAACGCTTATCAAGGTCTGGGCGCAAAGCAACGATGTCAACATCATCTTTTGTACCAACAGTTGTTTCTTTTACGTGGCAGGTCAAAATAAGACCGTAATCAAGCATAATAAAAGAACGAAGAGTATTTGCAAACTCATCATCTCGTGCTTTATAGCCCGCGCCATAAGGAATTTCTCCAATTTTATTCACACCATTTTGAGCGCAAATAAATTGAGTACATAAATCCCAAGCCACACTGATTGTGTCAAAAGCCACATTATCATATTTAGACTTGAGTTCTTCCTTTTTAAGCTGTTGGAGGTACATTTTAATGTCACTCCATTTAGTAACAGAAACCTTATAAACTCCTGGGTGTGCATTATAGCCATTTTCAAGGTCAAAAATGAGGGTGCGTGGACTAGACGCGCACCACTCACTCTTACCAATTTTTGGCTGTCCTGCTAACAGAATTGTTTTACCCGATAAACTTTTATTTATAACAGACGGTTGGAGGTCTAACAAATTAATTGCCATTCAATCCCTCCTTAAAAACCGAGGTCAATCCTACCTTTCGAATCAGCGGCCGGCGCGTTACGCGTCTTTGTGGTTGTATTGGCTGCATCTTCCTTCATCTTATCCAGACGAGCCTTTCTATCAGCCAGAGCGTCCTTAATGTCGTTCATATCATATGCACGATCACCCTCAAGAGGAGTTGCAGAACCACCAGTGATTACAAGCTCACTAACAGAGAAAGTACGAACTGTCTCCTGCGGCTCACCAAAATCGACTTCCTTAACAACAGTTTCGGTGCGCGAACTAAAGTTCAGACGACCAATCGCGCTGACTGTGTCGTTTTCATTCCAATACTGGTCAATAGCTTCAATAACTTTCGGGTTTGCAGTAATAAATTCCACAACATCAACCTTGCCACCAAACTGCGGAAGGACACCAGTTACCTTATAACGACCAGTCTCAACACTTTCTCTATCAACCTCCGGCGCTTTCTTACCAACAACAAAAGTTGCTGTGAAAGTTGCCTCAGGCTTCATGTCATCCTGACGAATCTTTGAGATAAAAGAAGCATTGATACGAGGATAAGAAGAAATCTCACCCATTCTGTTCGCAAACTCATTCATAACAATCTTGCCATTTGTGATGCGGACAGCATCTGCGCCCTGGACATTACCAGCGGCCGCAATTGAAGTGAACTCGTTCTTAATCTTTTCAATGTTCTGATATGCAGGATTCTTTGTACCCTTGTTTGTGTATTCCGATGCAAACATATGCACAGGAACCTCAAGCATTACAGTTTCACCATTAATATTCTGGTTAACCTGGATCTTAATAGATCCACCGATTGAATTGACGGTTTCACCCGTTGTCTTTTTCTTAAAAGAACCGTAGTTTAAATCAACTTCAGACAGTATACCTTCAATTCTTACATTATTTTCAGCTTCTTTAATCATTCAATTCTCTCCTTTTATAAATGGTTCTTTTAAAGACTAAGTAAAAAGGGAAGCAAAGCTTCCCCTATATTACTCAGCAACAAAAGCCTCGCCAGCAGGAGTCAGCTTAACATAGGTGACAGGCTTATCCTGGCCCTCAACCTCAACCTTCTCACGCTCGCAAAGACCTTTCTTCTCACCGCACAGATCCGTCACGTTCGCGTTGATGGAACGAGCAGTACGGCCAGTCGCATTAACGATCTCATCAATAGAAACGCGACCACCATTAGCCTTCACATAGTTAAATACCTCAGCACTCTTCTCAGTCAGTTTAATTCCTTCAGCCATTCTTTTTTTCTCCTTTTTTTAATAATAGATTTGCCATTTGATGGCGCTGTTAATTTTTTGAAAGCCCTTATCGACTTTCTATATTTATTATATATTAAATTTCACAAAGTTTCAAATTTTCACTCGCTATAAATTCGCAATTTCTTTTATTTTTGAATTTTCTGGAAGTTTTATCGCGCGGACCCCTTGCGTACCACGGGATAGTTGTGGGATCTCAGTTAAGCGAAGCCGAATTTGAGATGTTTCTGCGGTTATAAGTACGTCGAGGGCGCCGGCCACTGGTAGAAAATCACAAAGAGAATCGGTCTTTTGAAGTTTAACTCCTTTGGTGCCGCGGCCAGTAGTGCGGAACTCATCGATCGATGTACGCTTTATATAGCCGTCTTCTGAAATTGAGATTATTTCTTTGATATCTGAGTTGATGGCTCGGGCGCTAACTACGCAATCGGATGCGTCAAGCTTAATGCCGATGACCCCTTTTGAAGTGCGACCAATCGGTCGAATATCTTTGGTTTCAATGATGATGAAGTTGCCGGACTTAGTGGCGATACCAAGTTTTTCCTCATTCATGAAGAGGATTGAGTTGACTTCATCATTTGGATTGAGTTCCAAAGCCTTTATACCATTTTTAGCCCTCTTTATATTGTATTCAGAGAGAAGACTCTTCTTCAACATTCCATTCTTAGTAATGAAGACGATATGATGCGCCGGATTAGACTTTGAAAGGTTTGTAATTGCACAAACTCTCTCATTAGTTGAAATCGCAAACAAACTCTCAACTGCGATCTTTTCTCCGATAGGTAGCGCGCCGGCTTCATAGGCATAAACATTGCCCTTCTGCGTAAAGAAGAGAAGATTATCTGTATTTTGGCAGGTCGTAGAAGTTGTCACATATTCATTCTTTCCAAGTTTGAACTTATTGCCAACTCCACCGCGCCGCTGACTATAGAGAGAAGAAGTTTCTTCAATGAAGAGGTTATTCTCATTAGTCAGATTTGCCATTAAAGACTTTACTTCAATGGTTTCATTGTTGTCTTCACTAAGGTTTAAAATGCGTGTACGGCGCGAATCACCAAATTTTTCTGCAACTTCATGCCAACCTTTTATCAACTCATTATTGAACAGTTCGGTACTATTCAAAATCTCTAAAATGTGGCTCGCGCGCTGTGTAAGCTCGTCTTGTTCGTTTTTTAACTTCCCAATATCAAGTTTAGACAGTTTAGAAAGTTTTAAGTCCAAAATTGCTTTGGCTTGGGTTTCATCAATACCCAAAAGTTTTTGAAGAGCAATATTCGCACTTTTTGTATCCGCCGCAGTCTTGATCGTCTGAATAACTTCATCAATCATATCATAGGCTTTTAAAAGTCCTTCAATGATGTGAAGTCGATTTTGAATTTTCTTTAGGTCAAACTCAAAACCACGCCTATAAACTGCTTTTTCATGGTCAATGTGGGCTTGTAGAAGTTCTTTCCAACCGAAAACTCTTGGAAACCTACCATTCTCCAACATTGTGAAGTTCACAGAATAATAAGATTGGAGAGAAGTATTTTTGTAGAGTTCTTTGAGAACGCGATCCGGATTAGCGTTGCGCGCGAGATAGATTTTAATGTTAGGCTTTTCACCTGTTAAGTCATTAAATCTATCAATGCCTGGGTTCTTATCACCTTCAATAATTTCTTCAAGTTCCTTACAAATCGTTTCAGTATAAACCATATAAGGAATTTCAGAAACTATGAAACAACGCTCTTTTGAATCATAGTCGACTTTGCTACGCAATTTACAAGCAAAACCATGACCATTTCGATGACTTTCTTTAACTTCCTCTGCGTTAAGAAGGATTGCACCAGTCGCAAAGTCTGGCGCGCAGTAAATCTCTTCAAACTCAACTTCTGGATTTGAAAGCAACTTACAAAGAGCCTCGTTCAACTCCTTCAAATTATATTGAGGAATACTTGAGGAAGCGCCAACGCCTATGCCATAAGAACCATTAACAAGATTGAAAAATCCTTTTGATGGAAGTACCATTGGATATTGTTCTGTATTGTCATAGTTATCGCGCCACTCATCTATCGTATCCTTATCAATATCAGCAAACAAATATTCTGAAAGTTTTGTAAGACGAGAAGAAGTATAACGAGGAGCTGCCCAACTGCCGGCCGCTAACAGCGTACCATAAGAACCTTCAACTTCTATAAGAGGATAACGCATAGCGAAAGGCTGTGCCGCCCTCATTATTACACCCTCGGCGCTGGAGTCGCCATGGATATACATACGGAAAGCAGATCCAATTGCTTTTAGAGTCTTTTGAAATGGTTTTGAATGGATAAACTTATCAGTATAAAGACAATAAAAGATTTGACGAGCGGAAGGCTTCATGCAATCACGAACATCAGGAAGCGCGCGGCTCTGAAGAACAGCGCCCGCAAACTGAATGAATGAATCTTTAATTATAGGGGTGAGTTTCTGTTCCATTTAATACCCCCAAATCAAGTAATTTAGTAAAAGTTTGCATCATTTGTCTAACTGCATCATGAAAGCCTTTATAATACCCATAAGATTCACTTACTTCATCATTTAAAATAAGTTGTGGATGTGAGTTTTTAAATTCCTCAAGCCAATCTTTTGTAATTTTATCCATCTTCTTACTCCTTTATCTCCGAAAAATCAATATTTGCCCAAATAAAATCATGCTTTGGCGCTGAATCCTTACCCATCAGTCTCATCAACAACCCAAAACTTTCATCATCTTCGCTCAACACATCAATTCTCTGATGTTCATCAGTAAACATACTAACTCTAGCCTGTTCTGCGCTGAGGGCGCCAAGACCTTTGTTTCTTTGAACTTCGCCTTTTATTTTACCTTTTGCTTTATTAAATTCTTCATCGGTAAAATAATATTCCTCTTTTCCTTTATTTTTTACAATATAAAGGGGCGATCTCACCCAACAAAGTCGTCCTTCTTCAATAAATTTTGGAGCAACTTTGTAAAGCGCGCACATTATCAGAAGTCCGATCGCATATCCATCAGCATCAGCATCAGTTAGAATACCAATTCGTCCATAACGAAGCTTTTTTCCGTCATACTTTCCTGGCATAATATTCATCGCGCTCAAAAGTAACTTAACTTCCTCATTCTGATAAAATTTTTCTTCTTCATTAGAAAAAGCATTAATCATTTTACCACGAAGAGCCAGAATACCATATTTCTTTTCATCGCGCGCCATAGCGATCGACGAAGCGGCGCTAAGTCCCTCAACAAGCAAAAGAGTCGATCCTTGTCCAAGAAACTCCGCATCTTTCAACTTATCACTTGCAAAAACCTTCTTCTTCTGATTTTTCTCAATATCCTTTGTTGCTTCTAAAACTTGCTTTCGTGCTCTCTCCGCAGCGGCTTCGGCCTTCATTTCTTTTGTTAATAATTCCAAAACTCTCTCAAACTCATCTTTGTGCCGGCGCTCAAACTCTTCCAACATTTGACCAGTCGCGCGCTGACAAAGCCCTCGTAACTCTGGATTATTAACTTTTGTTTTTGTTTGATTGGCAAAAGAAGGATTTGGAACTTTACAACTTACAGCATAAAACAAACCTTTTCTCAAAATCTCTGGACTTGCTTCACCTTTTAATTTTTTCTTAAAAAAGTTGGTTAAAGCAGTTTTAATGCCTGTGAGCGAAGTGCCGCCTTCAATATTTTCAAGCCCATTTGTAAAAACATGCCAAGTTTCGGCGCGACTGTCTGTCCACTCCATAACAATTTCAGCCTCAACCCCATCTTCTTTAACCTCAATTTTAAGAGGAGTTCGATGAAGTGGTCGACCGCCCTGTTCTTTCATGAAGTCGATCAATCCATTTTTAGAAAGG